AAGATAAGGAGAAAAAATGAGTGAATGTAAATATTGCAGTTGTGAATTTATAGCAATAGATGAATTAAATATTTGTCATTATTGTTATGTAAATGTTTATAGTAAGGAGAAAAAATGAGTATGACAAAACAAGAATTAGCAATATATTTTGGAGAAAGACGAAGTGTTTTTGCAAATCCTAAAGATTTAAAAATAGTAGGTAATTGGATTTTTTGGAGAAATCCCGAATGGGTCGAGGAATACCCTGATGACATAGAAGTATATCGTTACCCCTGTGGAGATATTGCCGAATGTTATGACGAAATACGCATAAGTAAAACACCATTCAATAAGGATTTAGACCCTAGAGAATTAAAACAAGTAATTAATCATTTAGATGAAAAGTATAAAAAATTTAGTGAAGATATGGAATTGGAGCAAGAATGAAAGAGTTAGTATCAAGTGATGAATACAACGAGTTCATAGCAAAGAAACAAAAAGATAACAAAGTTGCACGAGAGGATAAGTACATAGTGATACTTGAATGGTGGGAAGAAGGTTGGAAAGGTGGAGATTTTGGTGACATCATGGACGAGTTGACAGGCTTACACATGGGAGAAAAACCACTATCTCAATACGAAGATGATGAACTAGATGCAGTTTATAAACAAGCACTAGAGGAGCAAGAATGAGATATTGTAGTAAACATAATACGAATTGGAATAATTGTTGTGCAAGGAGCAAGAATAATGACTATAGATGATTTTATAAAAGAAAACATTCCTGATGATGTCATATGGACAGAAAAGGTAACTAATCTTGTTCGGTTGGCATATGTTCTAGGAAAAAAACACGCAGTTGAGGAAATAGAAGAAGAGAAGAGAAAAGGATGGGTAGCGTGAATAACCAATTAAAGTTTGATTTTGATGGCTCTGATTACAAGCACAAAAGAGATAGTGCTAGACTTTCAGGACAACTTTTGAGAATATGGGATGTAATGAAGGATGGTCAATGGAGAACCTTAGACCAAATTTCTGAATTAACACGAACTCCCCATTCAAGTGCATCTGCTCAACTAAGAAACCTAAGAAAAGAAAGATTTGGTTCTCATATAATTGAGAAAGAGTACATGGATGATGGATTGTTTAAATATAAATTGATTATAAATACTGTAGGAGTGTACACAGATGAACAGGGAAACTTGGAAAGCACAGGAGAGGGATTACGCTAAAAAAATACATGGTAAGCGTATTCCTGTTACAGGTAGGTCAGGAAGTGATGTGCCTGATATAACTAGCCTAACCATTGTTGGAGAGGTAAAAAAATCTAGCACAGGAAAAGCAGTTAGCTTAAAAACAATGAAAGCATTAAGAGGAATAAAAAAAGTAGGAAATTCAACAGGGAAACTGCCAATCCTATTTCAAGCACAGAAAGAAAGTGGCAAAAGAGATGTTGAGCATGTCGTTACTATGTACTTAGATGATTTTATAAAAGTAGCAAAACATTTAATATTAAAAAATAAAAATCATAATGAACTTTTAGAAAGCAGAAAGGATTTATCAATATGAAATGGGGAAAGATAAAACATATACCCTATAAAAATTTACACCATAAACATCAAGGAGAGGGAACGAAAATGTATTCATTTGTATATAGAAATTATTTATTAGATTGCAATAAAGAAGCGTTGCTTTTACCTGATGAATTTGCCCCAGCTTTAGTTGGTGTTGCACATCAAAGGAATAAATCTTTAGCAATATATGATTCAGTTAAGGTAATAAAATGTTTGATGAATAATGAGAAAATGACAGAAGAAGAAGCTAGAAAGCATTTTGAACTTAACATTAAAAAGAGCGATCAGGGGGAGAACACTCCATTGTTCTTAGATCATATACATGATATACTTTTATAATTCATATAGCTTCCTTTCGCTAAATGGCTAAAAACCTACCCTTTCGCTAAATTTTGGGTAGGTTTTTATATTAATTACTATAGTAGTGTACACTACCCTAGTTTTTTAAAATTAGAGTTCGGTAACCATTCCTACAATTACAACAGTTAGAAGCATCAGAAGGTACAGCAGAATCCCCCAATCGTACCATTTCATAAGTTACATCCTAAAATCAAATTGGTAGAATTTTTTTCTATCTCTACTACCTTCTCCACAATCAGGACATAGTTCAACTGAATCTTCTTTATAGCTTGTAATTACTTCAAAGGTATCAGTTTTACAATCAGGATTGTTGCAAAGATATTCATATAATGGCATGTCTATGTACACTACCCCTCTATTATTTTTTTTTATTTTGCTCGTTTGAATAATATTGCGAACTAATCTGGCTGTCTTTCTACCTCACCCATCAAAACTTCAATGTTTCCTGTCACATCCCAGTTTGCACTTTTTACTGTTGAACTTACTGAGAACGCTTTGGTAGTAAGCGATAAATCTCCACCTATACGATTAAACTGAATGATGAGTTCACCTATATCAAGTTTCTTTAGATCACAAGTACCACCACTAGAAACAATATTATCCAATAGTATTGTGTTTACCCTAGTTTTAGATGATGTCATACTATCTAATGGTGCAATCCACAATCGGTCATAAGTACCACCTTTAGTTTCAAGTAGGTCTGCCATATAGTTTCCACCACTTACACGCAAGTTTGGTTGTGTGCTTGTAGCACTTTGATATATAGACAATCCGTCAGCCTGATTATCTTTGATTGTTACTTTATTGGCATTAATATCAGTAAGAGATAATGTTTTACAACTGTTTCTGCTAAATGTGAGTTTGCCTACTTCTATCCTAGTTGCGTTGCCATCTATAAGTATTGCTTCAGTTGTGCCAGTAGGTAATGCAGAAGGTTGCCCATTACTTGCAAATGATGTACCTAAGTTAACTGATTCGATACTAAGGGTTTCAACTGGTGTATCATTTAAGATAACCCTGAGCGTGTTGTCACTAGGATTGTCTTTACGCCATGCTAGTTCTCGTTCTAATTCCTCACTAGGCAAGTTCTGTGGTGCAAGGTATATTCCTGCATCTCCATTAGCAAAACTTCTTTCTTGTATAACTTCTGCAACTCCAACTGCTGCACCCGATGCTGTACCAATACCTAGAACTGCTATAGCTAGTTGTGGAGAAAGTCCAAATGATCTAAGTAGCGAATAAGGTGACTTAAGAACGCTAAAGAACCTTCTCCACTTAGCAGATTCACCATTTAAGTATTCAATCTTTTCAAATAACCAATCCCTAAACTCTACAAGTTCTCTATAAATAGTTATCGGAGAATATAATAATGCCCTTGGAGAAGCCTTTATACCCTCATATAACGCTTTTATGCTCCTAATGTGTATGGAGTACCCAAAAACAATTAAACTCGCAGATAAGCCAATGCTATACCAATAATATGCCTGTACGAACTCTAAGTACTCTATAACCAAAGAGTAACCAATGACGAAGTATCTTGTTTCAATAGGAGATATAGTCCACCATAGGTTAACTGGATTAATAAGAGTAATAGCAAGACCAAGTGAACCTGTTACAACAAAGAGAAAAGTAAAGATTGCTAGGATATAACTTCCTATTTTCCTAAATGGTATTTTTACTTTAGGTATCTTCATCTTGCGTTTATTTCTCCTATAATTATCATACCTGCTAAACACAAGCCGAGCAAAAAGGTAGAAACATATAGTTTCTTTTTAGTCTTTTTTCTTAAATCTATCTCTTTGGGCTTTTCTTTCTTGCTCATCTAATTGCTGAATCAAGTGCATCTAAAGATTTCTCTATGTACTGCAACTTTGTGCTAGTTACTTCCAATGCTCCTCTCAATTCAAGTATAGATGTAGCACCAGAATTTTCTTTTACTTCTTTTACTTCAGCCTGTAGGGCAGCGATGTCCTGCTGCATTGTGGCTATATTAGTTTGCAAAGTAATATAAGTTCCGATGATTGCTGCCAATATTGACAATACGAATATTACAGAACCGAATGTAACATTATATTTAGTTTTTCCTACTTGTACTTCCATTATTCATTCTCTAGAACTTTCATTCCTAATGCTATTATGCCACCTATGGTAGCAGTTGCTAGTTCAGGCACACCTTTTAATGCACCAATAGCTGCTAGTATACCTAGAACAACTATAGCCAAAAAAATCTGAGGTCTTAACTTACCTATCATTTCTTTGAGCCATTCCCTGATAATATGCCTAATCCATTTTTACCTGCTAGTGACAACCACTCTTGAGGACTAACATGTCCATCTTCAAGAATAT